GTGTGCGGCGGGGGCCTGCCGCAGGAGATCGGCGGCTGCTTCGGCACGGTGCTGTATGCCAACGCGGCCGCGGGCGGTGTGCGCGGGAAATACTTCATCAGCATGGAGGATGCGGCGCACAGCTGGTCGCTGTTCGTCTACGACACGCGCAAGGGTCTGTGGCACCGGGAGGACAGCACGCACGCAAGCGAGTTTGCGCGGGTCGGCGACGAGCTGTATTTCCTTGAAAATGGAACGCTCAGGACCGTTTACGGCACAGCCGGGACGAAGGACGGGCCGGTCGGGTGGATGGCGGAGACGGGGATCATGACGTATGGCCTTGTCGGAAAGAAATACGTCTCGCGCATCAATCTGCGGATGCAGCTGCCGAAGGGGTCGAGCGTCGATTTCTGGGTGCAGTATGATTCGGACGGCGTGTGGCGGCACTGCGGGCACATTGAAGGCCGGGGGCTGCGGACGTTCCTGCTGCCGGTCCGGCCCGCACGGTGCGACCATCTGAAGTTCCGGCTGACAGGGAAGGGCGAGATGAAGCTGTTCAGTCTGGCGAGAGTGTTGGAGGCAGGAAGCGATGCGTAAGACGGGAGGTGCAACATGGGTAGTCTGACACTTGCATACCCGTCCATCGCGGGGAAGACGACGCAGGAGCAGCTGGAGAGTATGCGGCGGTATCTGTGCGGGATGGCGGAGCAGCTGAATCTTGCCGACTGGTCGGCACGGGCGGCGCTGACGGAGATCGCGCAGGCCATCGACGCGGACGGGCTTTCCGAGGAGGAAAAGAAGACGACGCTTTCCGGCTATGCGGCTTTAAAGTCCCTCATCATCAAGACGGCGGATTTTGCGGCGGCGAATTCGGAGGTCTGGTCGGCGAAGCTTGCGGGGAATTATGTCGCGGCGTCGGACTTCGGGACGTATCTGGAAAAGACGCAGCTGACGATCGAGGGCAATTCCGTCGGGATCAAACAGCTGTATGATTACACGGCGGGCGTGAACAACGCGTTTTCCGTGAATGCGCAGCAGTATATCAAGACGGGGCTGCTGTATTACAACGACGTGACGCCGGTGTACGGTGTGGGCGTGGGCAATATCGAGACGACCGTAACAGACGGCGGCGGAAGGATCGTCGACCGGACAAAAAACGAACTGCTGACCGTGACGCCGAAACGCATTTCCTTCTGGCAGGAGGGGATGGAGGTTGCGTATCTGTCGGAGAAGAAGCTGCATTTCCCGTCCGGAACACTGGAGGCGTACAACGCGAAGCTGACCGGGACGATCACGGCGGCGGCAGGCTCGGCCTTTGGGCCGTGGACGATTGCGGACGGGAGCATCTACCGCGTGGAAAACGTGTTCGGCAGCAGCGCGGGTATGTATTTCGGGACGGGCGGCCTCTCCGTATCAGACCGGTTTCAGGTGGACGCGAACGGATATCTGACGTGCTCCGGCGCGACGATCTCCGGCGCGATCAGGGCGACGAGCCTGAATGTGACGGGCGCAAGCATCACGGGGCTTACGGTCGATGCGGCAAACGTCACTGGCAATTTGTCTGCTTCGCGTATCAACGGCGGTATTCTGGATTTCAACAACTTTTCGGTCAATCACCTGTCGGCAAACGACATTACGACGGGGCTTTTATCGGCGGATTATATCAAGCTGGGCGGCGATATGGCGGTATACGATGCGCTGAACAGCGGTACCGTCGGCGGGTGGCTCGGCTATACGACGGGCGCTTACGGCGGCGCGGGGATCCATATGCAAAGTGGGCTTGGCGAGGTCGTGGCGACGGCGAGCGGCGCGAAGCTCTGCTACGGCGGCAATACGCTCTCCGTCACGGAGGGCGGCGCGCAGACGAACTGCCGAATGGCGGTAGGCGGCGATCTGGTCGTGAGCGGCAGTGCGGCGCCGTCTGTTGACGGCGCGGGCTCGCTCGGGTTTTCCGATTACCGGTGGTCGGTCGTGTACGCGCAGACGGGCACGATCACTACATCTGATCGGGAGAAGAAGACGGACATTTCGTATGCGCTGGAACGCTATGACGCGCTGTTTGAGAAGCTGCGTCCGGCAAGCTACCGGCTGAAAAGCGGCACGTCCGGCAGGACGCACACGGGGCTTGTCGCGCAGGATGTGGAGCAGGCGCTGCGGGAGTGCGGATTGACGGGAAAGGACTTCGCGGCCTTTGTGAAAACGCAGAGGGAAGACGGCGGCGCGGACTACGGCCTGCGCTATGAGGAACTGATCGCCCTGTGTATCCGGCAGATCCAGATGCTGCGGGAAAGAGTGAGGAAATTGGAGGAAACGGCATGAGTAAGCTTTCGAATGCGATCGGCGCGCTGCGTATGGGGCTGGTGGAGGCGATCAACGCCTCCGGGCTTCCGCCGTGCGTCGTCGGAATGGTGCTCGATCAGGTGCGCGAGCAGGTGCGGCTGCTCGAGGCGCGGGAGGACGCGGAAACAGAGGAGAAAAAGGAGGAGGACAATGGCGCTTTACAGAGTGCAGGGTAACGGAAAGGCTCCGGCAGGGCTGCAGGCGGGCGACGAGGTCGTGACGGGCGGCGGCACATACCGCATTCTTGGCGTAAATGCCGACGGCAGCTACCGCAGCTCGCTCAGCAACAAGTATCAGACGATCTATAACTATCGCGGCAGCTACGGAACGGCTCCGGCCGGTCAGACGGACACAGCGCAGGTCAGAACGCCCAGTTATACGCCGTCCGGCGCGGCAAGCGAGGCGAAGGCGGCGCTGGACCGGGTGCTGTCGGAGAAGCCCGGCAGCTATACGTCCCGGTGGGACAGCGAGCTGGACGCGCTTTATGACCAGATTGCGAACCGGAAGGCATTTTCCTACGATCTGGGTTCGGATCCGCTGTACCGGCAGTACCGTGAGCAATATCAGAGCGCGGGACGGCTGGCAATGGAGAACACAATGGGGGCGGCGGCAGCGCTCACGGGCGGCTATGGCTCAAGCTACAGCCAGCAGGCGGGGCAGCAGTCGTATAACGCGTATCTGCAGAAGCTCAACGAGGTCGTGCCGGAGCTCTACGCGCAGGCGCGCAGTCAGTATGACCGCGAGGGCTCGGCGCTTTCCGAGCGCTATGCGCTCATCAGCAGCCGTGAAAAGAGCGACTATGACCGCTACCGCGACCAGGTGTCGGATTATTACGCGGCACTGTCCGACGCGCGCGGCGCGTATCAGAGCGAGGCGCAGCGCAGCGAGAATCTGGCGCTGCAGTATGCGAAGCTGGCGAACGACAATTACTGGAATGAGCTGAACTATCGCTCCGACCGGGAGGACGCGGCGAACGCGCAGTACTGGAAGCAGCTCGCCTACGCGGACAAGCAGGCTGCGGCGGCGGAAAAGGCGGCGCAGGCCCGGCAGAAGGCGGCGCAGGCGGGCACGGCGAAGGACAAGCAGACAAAGCGCTCGTCTTCCCTTGCCAGAGGCAGAGGCGAAAAGCGCGGCAGAACGGCGCCCGGCACGGCGCGCCGCGATGAGATCAACTGAAAAGGCCGGAAGGAGGAGAACAGATGACAAAGCTTCCGGGCGCAAAGCCAAGCCCGCGCATTGCGGGCGGTGTGCTGCGCTGGTACGCGGGCGATACGTTTTCTGTGACGCTGGCGCTGGAGCTGCGCGATCAGGACGGCGATCCGGTCACGGTCGGCGCGTCCGACAGTCTGACGGTCCGCTTTTTTGACGCGTCGCACGCGCCGGTGCATACGTTTCAGTTTGACCGCGTGACAGGCGGGCAGGCAACGCTGACGTTTGACGATACGGTCAGCGCAAAATTTCCGAAGGGTGCGTATTTCTATGACATTTTGTATACGCACGGCGACAAAACAACGCTTGCGCGGGACAACCGCGCGGCAGCAGAGTGAGGTGCGGATATGCGGGTAGAGATTCCGAATACGATCACAGCAACCATTGGCGGACTGATCTCCAGAGGCGTGAAGGCGGTTGAGGTCACGGACGGGGGACGGCTCGTCTTCACGCTGACGGACGGCAGCACCGTCGATGTTGGAAGCGTCGTGGGGCCGCAGGGCGAGAAGGGCAGCACCGGCGCGCAGGGCCCGAAGGGCGATACCGGCGCGCAAGGCCCAAAAGGCGAGACGGGTGCACAGGGGCCAAAAGGCGAAACAGGCGCGCAAGGGCCAAAGGGTGAAACAGGCGCGCAGGGTGAGAAGGGCGACACCGGCGCACAGGGTCCGAAGGGCGGCACCGGCGCACAGGGCCCCAAGGGCGACCCCGGCGAACGCGGCCCGAAGGGGGAAACCGGCGCACAGGGTCCGAGGGGCGAGACTGGCGCGGGCTTTCTCGTGAAGGGGTATTATGAGACGGCCTCCGCGCTGGAAGCGTCCGTGCAGGCGCCGATGGCGGGCGACGCTTACGGCGTCGGTACGTCGGAGCCGTATGACATTTATATTTTCGACGGCGTAACAGAGAGCTGGATCAACAATGGGCCGCTTCAGGGCGCAAGGGGCGAAAAGGGAGACAAGGGCGACCCCGGCGCGGACGGTGCGCCCGGAAAGGGCGGCGCACAGGGCCCGGCGGGCGCGGACGGTACGCCGGGGCAGGATGGCACAACGTTCACGCCGTCTGTTTCTGCAGCCGGTGTTCTCAGCTGGACGAACGACGGCGGGAAGCAGAACCCGGCCAGCGTCAGCATCAGAGGCCCGGCGGGGACACCCGGGCAGGATGGGTCTGCCGGGCCGGCAGGTGCGGACGGTGCGCCGGGACAGGACGGCACGACCTTTACGCCCCATGTTTCCGCAGTCGGTGTTCTCAGCTGGACGAACGACGGCGGAAAACAGAACCCGGCCAGCGTCAGCATCAAAGGCCCGGCGGGCGCAGCAGGCAAAGACCCGGAGCCGTTTTATGTGGCCTGCACGCTGTCGGGGCAGGATGTGTACGACGAGAATGCTACACATGATAAGTCATTCGCTGAGATCCTTGCCGCCCATCAGGCAGGGCGGCCATGCCGTGCAATTTTGAAGCTGGACGGCAGTGCAGGCGATAATACCTTGCTGTTGCCGCTGGCGGAGCTGAACGCGAACGCCACTGACGGGTATGTGAAATTTGCGCTGACAGAAATGACGCAGGGCGATACGCCGGAAGAGCTGAGGGTCTGCTATGCGTGGATCCATTCGACGGACGCTGCGGAGGGCTTCTGGGGGAGCAGATATACGCTGTCCGGCGATGAGACTTTCCTGCCGGATGTGACGGCCTCCGACAACGGAAAGTTCCTGCGGGTGTCCAATGGCGCATGGACAGCAGTGACGATCACGAACGCGAATGGAGGCAGCTTCTGATGGCAGAATTTTTGACATTTGACACCGACCTCACGGCAGTCGCGAACGCGATCAGAGTCAAGGGAGGCACATCCGCGCAGCTGATCTATCCGTCTGGCTTCGTGTCGGCAATTCAAGCGATCCAGACCGGTATTACGCCGAAGTTGGTCGTCACAACGACACCAGGGGCTGCGATCACAGCGACGCCTGCAGAAGGTTTCAAGGTGGTAAAGGGAACCGCCGGTGCTGACGGAATGTGTACGCTGGAGTTGCCAAAGGCGGGCACATGGCACGTGACGGCAATGGCAAACAGTGTAAGTAACAGCCAGCACATCGTAATTGGAACACAGAATATGCTTCTGCCGCTATATCACGATACCTTTGCCAACAATACATGGGAAGAGATTATTACAGTGTGCAGGACCGGGATCGCCCCGGACAGCTGGGCCGTGGGCGACAGCAAGACCATGAACATCGGCGGGACGGCCTATCAGGTCGATATCATCGGCAAGAATCATGACGAGTATGCGGACGGCTCCGGCACGGCTCCGCTGACGTTCCAGCTGCATGATTGTTACAGCGAAGCAAAGCAGATGTACAGCACCAACCTGAGCGGTCTCGGCTGGAAGAACACCGATATGCGCCTGGCCTATCTGCCTGCGATTCTGGCGCTGATGCCGGCGGAGGTGCAGAACGGCATTCGCGCGGTAAACAAGAAGACATCTGAGGGGGGCAACAGCACGACGATTGAGATGGTATCGGACACGCTGTTCCTGCTCAGCGAGGTGGAGATTTTCGGGACTGCAAGTTCTTCCGTAGCCGGGGAAGGAAGCCAGTACGACTATTACAAGGCAGGCAACCCGAAGATCAAGAAGAGAGAAGGCGTTGACGAGTTCTGGTGGGAACGGTCGTCAGCCAGCGGCGGTATGTTTTGCAGAGTCAGAGCAAACGGCCAGGCGGGCGCGTCCAATGCCTCAAACAGCCTCGGCGTAAGCTTTGCGTTCTGCTTCTGAAGGGAGGAAGCGTATGGAATATCTGAAGGTAAACGGAACGGAGTACCCCGCGCACTTCTGCGGAAAGCAGATCGACCGCGACTGGGATGGCCGCGCGTCGAAAACCGTCACGCTTGCCATGCCGTATGCACAGGCTGTGCAGCTGTTTGTGGATGGGCTGCGCTGGGGCATCGTCCGGCGTGAGGCCGGCGCAGATGACGCGGCGCAGGAGCAGGACTGCTCCGGCTACTGCGTCGCAGGCCCGATCACAGACAACCGGGACGGGACGCTCAGTATTAAAATGGGCAGCTATACGCAGCTGGAGCAGGCGCTGCGGGAGCTGGAGGAGGCGCTGGCATGACGAGACTGGAACGGGAAACGCTTGCACGGATCAGGGAGCGTCTGGCGATCTTCGACCCCGGCGCGGCGGAGAAGCTGGCGGCCCTGCTGCCGGTGCTCAGGCGCTTCGCACAGAGCTATGCGGCGCTCGGGCCGGCAGCGAAAAAGACCATCGAGGCGCTGCTGCCGGAGCTGGCGGCGCTGCTGGAGGCGGCGGAAGGAGCGATGCAATGAGTGCGGAGCAGACGGGCGCATTCTTCGCGCTTGTAAGCGTGTGCAGCGGGCTTGGTTCCGTGCTGAGTCTGCTGCTGCTTCTGGCAAAGCCGGTGCGCGAGCGGCTGTTCGGCCTCAGCGCGATCCGGGAAGGGCAGCGCTGTATGCTGCGCGCGGATATGCTGGCGGCATATTATAAGCATAGGGAAGAAAAAACCATCCGGCAGTATGAATATGAGAATTTTCTCTATGAATACAAGGCGTATAAGGCGCTGCACGGCAATTCGTTCATCGAGCGCATTGCCCGCGAGGTCGCCGAATGGGAGATCGTGACATAGGCACAGGTACAGGAAAGGAGCTTTGGAGGTATGGAACAGTTTTTGAAGCGCATCGAAAATCTGCTGACGGTCAAGTCGATCGTGACGCTGGCGCTGACGGCGGTGTTCGCCTGTCAGGCGGTCAGGGGCGAGGTCAGCCAGGACTTTATGATGATCTATACGACGGTCATCGCGTTTTATTTCGGGACGCAGGCGCAGAAGCTGCAGAGCGGCGCGGAGACACGGCATGACGACGGCGCATCCGAGTAATTACACGAAGGGCCGCAGCGCACCCATCGAGTTTCTTGTGCTGCACTACACGGCCGGGCGCAACGACTCCGCCGCGGCGGGACTCAAATATTTTGAGTCCCCGCGCAGGGCCTCGGCCCACTATTTTGTCGACCGGAACGGCTGGCTGCAGTCGGTCAGCGACGAGGATACGGCATGGTCGGTCGGCACGGCGGGCGTTTATACGCAGAAGCACCCGCGCTGCCGCAACGGCAACTCGATCTCCATCGAGATGTGCTGCCGGTATGACGCGGGGCGCTACTGGCTGGAAGACGCGGTCGTGGCGAACGCGGCGCTGCTGACAAGAAGGCTGATGCGCAAGTACGGCATTCCGATCGAAAACGTGCTGCGGCATTATGACGTGGTCAGCAAGCGGTGCCCCGCAATGTGGGTGGACGACGAGAACGCATGGTTCGCGTTCAAACGGCAGGTCATGGAGGTGATGGAGATGACGAAGGAGGAGCTGCTTTCTCTGAAGGGAACGGGCGACCATCCGTCCGACTGGGCGCTGCAGGCGGCACAGTGGGCCAAGGAGAACGGCATTTTTACCGGCGACAGCGCGGGCAACTTCGGCTGGCAGCAGCCGGTCACGCGCGAGGCCGTGGCGAAGCTGCTGTACGAATACGATCAGGCACGTAACGTTGACAGCGGCGCGGCGGACATGGTAAAATAA